GTAATTTTTACGTGCCTCATTTAATAATGATTGTGTTAAACTTCTACCATATAATGTAATACTCCCCTTCTCTCCTTTAGTATTTTCCATAATTCTATTAAGTATTTGTGAACTTAATCCTAATAATGCAACCATTTCTTGTTGAAGCTTAAATTCATATTCAGCATTAGTTAACATTGTTTTTTGTTGTACTATTATTTCACCTTGTTTAACTGTTTGGACATTTGCAGCATTTACTACTAATTTATTTCCTTCTGCAGTTGCCGCAGCAGTTCCCTTTCCGTCCAATGGTTTTGGAATTGTTTGTTTTAAACCATTTATAAATTCTGCATTGTTACCCCTTTGCCAGTTCTTAACATTACCTTGACCTTTTGATTTTTCAAATTCTTTAAATAATTCAGGATATTGTTTTTTTGCAAATTCTGCTGCGGTTTCTAAAGCCTTTACTTGTGCACTAGTTGCACTTCCTCTATCTTTACCACTATCTATGACATTTTGTGCATTTACTATGGCTTGAAATGCTGCAATTTGTGCATTGGTTTCACTCGTTTTTTTAGTTACCGCTTCATTGTATTGTTTTATTTCTCCACCAAATGATTTTGTCATTGCATCAGACAATTTTTGTGCAATCATTTCAGGAGTATTTACTAAATTTCCTTTTTTATCTTTTGCTCCTGCGGTTTGTAAAATATCATCCTTTGCACTTAAATAATTAGCCAATCGCATATCCGTACCTTTGACTGCACCACTACTAATTAATGTACTAAGTCCGGAATCAACACCACTAATAGTTTTGGTAAAATCACCTATGGCTGCGTCACTTAAACCTTGTCTATCCAATCCACTTGCAGTTCCTGCCGTCATATTCGAACTAAATTTTGAAGCCTGGTCTTTTATCATCTCCATTGCCATAGTATTCTTTGCATCTTCATAACCCTTTGCGGCTATCAATGCTCTATACTTTTGTTCTAATGCAATACCATCCATTCTTTGAGCCTGTTCTAATGTCAACATAATTAAACGCTGTCTTTGTTCAAACGCCAACATTTTAGCTCTTTGCTCTTGTTCTAATTTCATTTTAGCAGATGCATTTGCTATATCTTGATTTAATGCACCATCTGCAAATGCTTTACCTTTATTTTGTTCAGCTTTTAATTCCCCACTTAATCCTCCACCTTTTCCTTGTTGTAATCCCATCAAAGCCGATATATCCATTCCTGTTGCCTGTGTCAATGCTTGTTTTTGAAATGCGTTCATCGCGCCGACATCAATTCCACCCAATGCGGTTTTTAATGCAGATGCTGCGCCTGCTTGGTCTCCACTCATTAAACGTGCTCTTACTTCAGATAAGTTTACATTTTTACCTAACATAGCCGATAAACTCATTTCAGCTTTAATACTATCCTTATAGTTAAGAACCATTGAATCCGATGCCTTCATCATTTGAGACATAGATACACTCATCTTAGTAAGTAAACCTGCCTGCTTTACAAAGTTTTCTGCAGTACCACTACTAAATTTGTATATATCTTCACCCGCGTCTTTGATTTGTGCGAATATTGCCTGTGGTGATAATTTATTTAAATCTGCAAATGCAGTAATACCATTAATTAAATTTTGTGCAGTTTTTGCAGTTGTCTTTCCCATTAAACGGAAAAGATTTGTCATATTTTGAACATCATCTGCACCTACTCCAAAATGATATGCTAACCCTTGTGCGTTTTCTGATAATTCAAAACTTTCTTTTACACTACCACCAAAAATTTGTTGAAATTTAGAAATTCCTTCTACAATCATTTTTGTAGAAGAACCAATTGCTCTAAGAGCTCTTTCTGAAATTGTAGAATATTGATTTATAAATGACATTCCGGATGCTTGAATATCTTTTCTTTTACTCATTTCAGCATCCAATGTTTCCATTGCTTGCTGGAATTGAAATTGCATGGCATCTTTCCTCAACCCCATTTCGTATTCTAACTTATCTTTAACTAAACCTTGACTATAATTTAATGAATCTTGTTCAATACCTTTATTGTATTGTAACATATCATCTGCCGCCTGTTGTTTTAGTTGTAATGGTACTGCATAGTTATATTCCGCATTAAGTTTACGCATTTGTTCCGTACCTTCCAATGAACTTTTAACATCTTCTAAGTCAGATGCCTTATTCATTTTATTACCACCCAACATTTTAAGTCCAACTTTCATTTTTGCAAAACCACCACTATCCCAAAAATCAAATGCCATTTTTGCAACGCCTGCAATTGCTCCAATAGGGCCGGCTGCTCTTAAAACACCACCCGCAATACTACCTAATCCACCCATTGCTTTACCCATCATACCCGCACCAAATCCACCTCCACCTTTAGGGCCGATAGCACCTGCAAATTTAGCCATACCCCTTGTCATAGTTTGAGAGGCTTTTTTTCCAAATACATCACCAGTAAATTTTTGTAATCGTTCAATACCTAATTTAGAAGCTTGTGTTTGAAATTTATCTAATCCTTTTTGAGTTTTTTTAGCCCAAGCTTGGTTTTTACTTGCCGGCGCATCAGGTGAGCTTCCCCCTGATTTTTTATCCTTATCCCTATCCTTTTTATCTTTTTCCTTTGTTTTTTTATCTTCTTCGGTTGATTTTTTAAATGCATCTACCGATTTAGTAAATGTATCTATACTTTTAACAAGTTTGTCCGTTGATGATGAAAAATTTGTGACATTTTTATTAAAGTATGCTATACTCCTCTCCATAGAGTTGTCATCGGTATTCGTAGTTACGGGTTTGTATTTATAGGGTTTTTTTGCCATTCATTGGGTTATTCTTACAATAAATATAAACTATATTAGTTTATCATCTCCTAGATGCTTTACTGGAGTTTTTTGTATTAGATTTTATTGCTTTATCGTATACGGCTGATTCTGCATCTTTTGCTTTTACTAATTCTCTCCAATAAAAGTCTCTTAATTTAATAGGCATAAAATATACATCATTCCAATTAAAACCACCATTGGAATTATAAATTAAACTAAATATTTGTTGATGTAAAGTTACGGAATAATTAGTCGGTAGGGTAAAAAAAGTCAAGTCCGATTGGGACTTTAAGAGCCTCCTTCTCTCCAGTAAATGGGGATGTGTACTCAAACGATAAATCAATATCGGGTGTTAATGCTTGAATGTGTTTTCTAAGTGCTCTTGAATCGGCAGCTTGTAGTTGATTTATAACATAATTACTTATATATCCTAAATCTCTATTTCCTTCTACTTCAATTATAACTCTTCTTAATCTAGTTGTTATTTCATTACCTTGTTTCAATGCCTTTTCACTTGCTTCAATATCTTTTTGAATTGCAAGTTCATCCATATGTGATAATAACTTAAATTTAATATTCATTCCCGTTTTTGGAAGTGTAAATTCGTATTCGTTATTTCTATTTAGTTGACTTTCATCAATTTCTTTTATTTTCAATTTTGTCATATCAACTACAACATCAACTGGCTCATTTTCATTTGGGTCTGTGATTGTCACATTGTATTCTGGGCCATATGCTAATATTCTACTTGAAATTAATATTGCATTTTTATCACCAATCAATAAATCGTTAATATGAACACCTGGTTCAACTACAATTGATTCTAATAACTTATCTAATACAATGCCTTTTCTTAATAGGTTTGTAGAAGTTAGAATATCTTCTTCTTTTGCAGTCATTAACTTAATTGTAAGTTCACCTTTTGATAATGGATTACCTTCAGGATATGTTAATCCTTTTGATGGTAGACTAATAACTTCCGTTGGAAATGGATAGTCTTTTCTTACTTGTTGGTATTGTTGTTGTGCTTGTGCACCTAATCCTCTTGTAACTTGTTGTTCGATATTTTCGTTCATAATATAACTTTGTGTTTAATAATATATATACACTTTTCAAAAAATAAAAAAGGAGATAACATTTCTGCATCCCCTTCTTTTTATAATTTTTACTCTAAATTAGAATTCTAAGATAGCGTAGTCATAAGTCAAAGTTAATTCAATTGACAACGGGTCGTTTGAAGCCCAATCCAACTCACCGAAGTTTGCTGAACTAATAAATGCTCCTTTTAAAGTCCATTGTTCAATCTTATCACCTACTGGGCCTAATAAATAGAAAGTAATATCTTTCTTATAGAATGCAGAGTATCCATCTCTACCTGTTAATGACTCATGTGATTGTCTTACCCACTCCATAACTTGCTGTGCACCTGATGGTACAATTGGGTCATAAAGAGTGATATTCACATCATCCCATGTTGATTTACCTTTAAGCTTTCTTTTTACATTGATATGGTCTAATTCAACTATCTCCGATGTGAAAGTTGGTCTTGCTGCTGTTTTGATGATGTACGATTCGATACCATTGATTTCCATAATGAATCTGTTACCCATTTTTGGTTCAAAATTCTTATAGAACATCTTATCAAACTCTAATATTTCTGGCATTTTACTTTATTTTTAATTCTTTTATATAAATATCTGTTTTCTAAATTATCCGTTAAATGCTGCTCCAGTTGGTAAGATGTTGAAATCAATTTGAATGAATTCAGCGGTCTTAGTTGGTTGTAAGTAGATAGCACCTTTCATAATGTTTCTATCAATTACATCTGGAGTATTATTAGAATCGTCCATTACAACACGGAATGCGTACAAACCTTGTCTTTGTTGGATTGACTCTAAATAAGGGTTAACAATATTTAAAAATCTGTTTCTTGTCTCTGCTGTGTTTTGTTCGAATACTAAGTATCTTGAAGTAGATGCGATATATTTTCTTACAGTTAATAATAATCTTCTAACATTAATTCTGTCTAATGCAGATGGTTTATCTTGTAAAGTCTTTTGACCGAATACTACGATACCTTGTCCTGGGAACTGAACGATTGGGTTTACCTTTCCTTCATATAGAGTATCTTTTTCAGATTGTGTTAATCTATTCAATACACTAACTGCTCCTACTAAACCACCTCTATTCAAACCTGCTGGTGCGAACCATTCAGCTGCTACTCTATCGTTTGCTGCGAATACACCTGGAAGTAATACTGATGGTGGAACTGTGATTAATTTGTTTGTATTAACATCAACTGTCTTAATCCAAGGATAGTAAGTTGCTGTCATATTTGAATCTATTGCGTCAGATTGTGTTGTAGCTTGTGAAATTGAATCACCTGCAGCCGTTGTATCCATAATATAGAAACAATCATCTCTTTGTTCAACCATATCTAAAACTGAAGTTACTACTGAAGTATGCAATCTTCTAATAACACCTGGAGTTACTACCATATTGATATCAAATTCGTCAGCGTTAGATAATGCAGATATGTGTTTACCATATGCTACTGAACCTGAAGTTAATGAAGTTGATAAATTAAAACCTTGTGAGTTACCTGCTATAATATTTGTTCCAGTATAAATTGGAGTTGCTGGGTTCATACCATCAAAACCTTCTTGGAATGCTACTACGAATTGTGCATTTGTATCACCTACTGCTAATGTACCACCATTTGATGCGTCTAAACCAAATACTGAATTAGAACCTACACCTGCTCCTGTTGGAATTGGTTTTAAGTAAATTAAGTTATCCGTATTACCATCTAAATCAATACCACCATTTTTTGTTGCCGATGCGGTTACAAAAGTTACTGCTGGAATTAATGTTCCAATTGCTGCTGATGCAGATACTGGTAAAGTATAAGCCAAATGTCCAAATGGAACCGCTTGTACCGGTGCATTTACATTTAAATTTGTAACTCTAACATATTTAGAATTATTTACCCAATCACCAGTTTCAGTTATTTTACCTAAAGAATCAATACTTCTTTTTCTATCACCAATTACTCTACTAATATAGTTTGGAGAATTGGGGTCTAAGTTTATATTTGAATAAGTTTCTAATACAATTTTTTTCTTTTCAGTATCGTTGAAATCTCTTACTACAACTGTGAATGTACCATAATCCGTTCCGTTTACTGAACCAGCTGCTTTTATATTTGAAATACCAATTTTAACTTTTGTATTTGCAGAATTACCAACACCTAATGTTTCAAATTGAAATAAACTTTCCCTTAAACCACTAATTGTTTGTGATTTAATCATTGGAGTCAATGCTTCTTGTGCATCAAATGTAAATAATTGATTTCCCAATACATTCACAGATGCAGATGCGTGTGAATCTAAATTAATACTACTATTTTTGAAATACCCATATACATATGCATCTTTAGTACCAAATGCAGAAGTTCCAAATACAGATTCAACATCATTTACAGCACTTGCTTTTAAAGATGCTGCTCCTAAAGTTGATAAAGTAAAATCACCATTACCATCCGTATCAGTTATTGTTTCTCCTGTAAATCCACCATTTGAACCGGTAGATGTATTGAATAAGATTGCTGCAGTTGAACCAGATACATCGTATGTTATACTAAAACTAGCAGTAGATAAATTATCTGCGATTCTTGCTGCTGATTGTGATACAAATATCGAAGTTGGTGCTACTGTTAAACCACTACCTTTTTCGGTAATAGATATTGCACTAATTACACCATTTGTAATCGTTACCGATGCCGATGGGTTTGTTGCAAATGTACCACCCTGAAAATATATAGGAGCCGTACCATTTGAAGTACCATCCGATGCTGAATAAAATAATCCAGCTGATGATGTTACTAATGTATCAATTTGTCCTAAATTAAGTGCACTTACCAATACAGGTGCAGTTTCGGTATATCCACCAATACCTGCAACTCTACAAATTGTTGCAGTTCCTGCTTCTCTTAAATATGATTGTACTGCTAAAGGAGTATAATATGTGTCATCTACTACTCCGTATAATGTTTCAAACTCAGCTTGTGAATTTACGATTGTTGGTACTACTGGGCCTTCTTTGAAAGGGCCTATGAATGCTGCTCCGATGTCGGCTACACCTTGTTGTAAAAATGAAAGGTCGTTTTCTCTTGTAAATACACCTGGTGATACTATCTTTTCTGCCATTTTATATGCTTTAATTTAAATTTATTAATTCTTAATATAAATATAAAAATTTATCTCAAAACAATAATGTTACTTATAGTTTGGAGAAAAATAACTATATGTTCTAGTTACTGCGGTTGCATCTTGTAATACACTATAAAACAACACAGGCCCTATTTGACCATTCCAAAATGTTGTTCTTGCACTATTTGCACCAATTGTTAAATAATTAGTAGATGCAGGTGCCGTAAACGCTGCTGCTGTAAATGTTCCTACCGATGTTCCGTCTACATAAACTGTTACAGTTCCTGATGGTTGGAATGTTGCAGAAATCATATACCAAACGTTTGCTGATAATGATGTCGTTAATTGTGCACTATTACCTAATGTACTACCATAGAATTTAACTCTATCTAATGTAGAACTATTTGATGATTCAATTGCTAAACCAAAAAACCCACCATAGTCAAAAATGTGTCTTGTAGTTGTACCCAATGTTGTTGTAGGTCTTACCCAAACGTGAATTGTACCAGTATTAGTATTAAATTGAGAAATACCACCATTAATATTTGATGCTGTATCTTTATAAAATAAATCACCACCATCAAACGCATAATATCTTTCTTTTCTACTTGCACCATTATTATAAGATGGGTTACCACCTGCTAATGATAAAGGAGATTGTGCTCCAGGTCTAACACCCGTACCATATCCACTCATGTCCAATACATCAACCGATGGTGTACCAGTTGATGGTAGTGTAGACGATGCAAATGATGCCGTTTTAGCCGGTTCAATATACATTTTTAATCCAGATGCTGGTATAGAAGATTGTGTAGTTGTACCTTTATTGTGTGATACTACTCCATTTGCTAAATAAACGTCAGATTCTTCAACATTTATAGTTACAATCTCTACATCACTTGTCACTTGTTCTATATTAGTAACTTCAACTTCTACATCACTTTCCATTACTAATTTATCACCAATTAATATATTTTCTACGTTTTTAAATTTATATTTTTGTATTTCGTTATCAAAAACATACAATGGGTGAGTTCCTGTTGTTTTAATTAAACCATTGTTGATAGAATAATATCCACTTGCAAAGTTAAAAGTTAAATCTGAAATTATTACATTTTGTGCAGTTCCGGATACTTCATCTTTATACCAAAATCTCCATTCAGTTTCTCCAGTATCAGTTCCGTCTAAATTCTCATCAGGTAATCCTGCTGGAACCCAAGCTTTAATTTCGTCACCTACATTTAAATCTTCAACATTTATTTCATTACCATTTGCTAAAGTTACCTTTGTACCAAATAATAAACAAAAATCAGGTTGGTTAATTGTATTATAAACGTCTACTGCGTATAAAGTTTTTGTAGATGTAGTATTATAGTTTGTTGCTGCGGTATTATATCCGTCAGCATATGTCATTGATAATACTGAACTAGCTTCTGAATAGTTTGCTGCTGCAATTGATGCCGGTGTGATTGGAAATGATGGTGATGCTCCTAATGTTGCAGTACCTACTGTAAAGTTAGCATTATTAAATGTTACCGAATAATTTGCTGCTACACTTCCAATTCTTGTTCCATGTAATGCACCTGCTGAACCAAATGAAAACGTTGCCGCTTCTTCGGTACTTTCTACTATATAAGTAAATGTTGGTTGATTTATTGTTATAGAGTCAACTGCAAATGCTAACATTGATGCTGCGGTTCCTGCTGATGCGTTCATAGCATTTAAAGAAACTGCTTGACTGGTTCTTGCCGAACCCTGTGTTGCTCTATATAAATTACCTAACGATAGATTTGTTCTTGCCATAGTATAAAGTGTTATTCTCCGTTATAAATATCTAAAAGTTTATCTTTCCATTCATCTTTATTAGAAAAGTTTTTAATCATCCAATTTTTAAGTTTTTCAAATTCTACTTTACGGGTTTCGTAATCATCCTGACAAATTGTTTCGTAGGTTTTTTTAAATGTTTCCTCATCAATCGCTTTGTACTTATAGTCAAGTGGAACATGCCATGTTTCATGTAATATTGGTAATTTACCCCAATCGACTGCTTCAAATATTCCATATCCAAATGGTTCATATTGAAAGCAAGAATGAGATATTCCCCAATCAAGTCCATAGAACCTTTCTTTATATTTGTAATCAAACTTGTAAATTTTTGCTTTTTCAAATTTGTATCCATATTTCTTTTTATAATATTTGTTGAATGTTTCTGAATTAGTAGAAATGAATCCACCTAACCCATCCATGTATTCAACATTTTTTCTACCTTCAACTCTTGCTGCATATCC